GTGCGCTTCGTGCGGTACAACCCGGACGCGTACCGCGTCGGCGGGCACAAGCGCGCGCCGTCGTTCCACCGGCGGATGCAGACGCTGGCGCGCGTGCTGGCACAAGCGCGCGCCGCGCCGCCGCCGCCCGACGCGCCGCTCAGCTTCTGCAGGCTGTTCTTCGACGGGGCGGACGCGACGCCCTTCGAGCCGATCGCCGCGCTGTGACCGGTAGCGGGTGACAAGAACGGAAGCCGCCGCTTGTTTATTTCGAACAACGCGGCGACGGTTTATGAATCACGCTCCTTCAAGGTCGCTGGTGATCCGTACAGCGCCTGGGCGAACGAGCGCTGATCGTTGGGAATTGTGGTCGCCGGGTTGGTGTAAAACTGACGCGACGACGCCTGGCGGTTGTACACGTCCGTGGTTGCCTGGTACAGGCCTCGACGGTAATAGGCCTCGGCCGACCGTGCGACCGCCGGATCGTCAAGGTCACAGGCGGCCAAGCGATCTGGCGCCGTTTGATATTCGCCCAGCAAGACGTTCGCAAACGGGTTGTTGGGCGACGGCGGTGTGCAGGCGAGCGCCGCGTCCCGGTCGGGGCCGCCGGCCGATGCGTGCCGATCACCGAGCCTGTTGCGCGACGGCTCGCCGTTGGCGTGGACGCGCTTTGCGGTCGCCGCCAACACCAGCAGCGCGATCGCGCCCATGGCGAGCGCGGGCACCGCTCGCCGATCGCCACCGCGCATGGCAGCGATCAGCAGCGTTCCGTACACAACGAATCGGGCAAGCGCGTTCGACCGCTCGATCGGGCCGTCGCCCGGCGCGGGAAAAAAGGACGACGCCGATTGCCCGTCGAAGAGCGTTCCGATCGGATCGTCCACCCACAGAGCGGTCATGTATGCTCACGCACGCAAAATATTTACGACAGTATGTTCGCGTCGGATGCTCGCTCGTTGCTCATCAGCCCCTTGAGCATGGCGCTCAGCGGCCCGGAAGTCAACTTTTGCGTGGCTTCGTCGATCTCGGCCTGGCCAACTTCCATTCCCAGCTCCTTGAAGACGTTGGGTAGCACCTTGCTCGTCGCCTTTAGCACCTCGTCCAGCTTGTCGGTCGGCGCGTCGGAAGGCGTCTCGAACCTGTCCAAGGTGCAGAGCACGTTGGCCGGGGGCGCGCACACGCGCTCCGCCAGATCGTACATCGTGTCCAGCAGCGTCCACAAGGGCGCGAGGGCAGCCTCGTCTATGGTGAGCGCCACGTCCAGCTTTTGCGAGGCGAAGCGCTCGCAGAGCGATTTGCGATCGCGCTCGACCACCAGCGGGCGAGCGTCCTGCGCAGCGGCCCAGAACGAGCGCATTGGGGCCGCTTCATCCTCGATCTTCGCCGCGATGTACGCGCGCCGTAGCGCGATTATGCGCTCGTCACCACCCGTGAGCTCTGACGCCTGGCGCAATAGTAGCTTGAGCGCGCGATTAAAGGCGGAGATCGTCGTCTCGGCCATTGCGTTGCGCGCTGCGTTCGCCGCTGGTCTTAAATCTACGAGCGGCGTCAATGGCGGCTCTTTTGTCACTACCGGGATCGGGCACGGAGCACCTGATCGATCGCCTGTACGACCGTGTACCAGGTCGACCGATCCGACTGCGCTACAGTGGTCTGTTCGACCTCGGTAAATCAGCGGACCTGCTGCTGCTCGAGCTGCTCACCGCGATGCACCGCCGTCACGAAGACCGACCGTTCCATCTGGACAACCCCCGCGTCTTCGCCGACGTGCACGCCGCCTTTCTGGTGAGCCGTGGTCGGATCCCCGAGGCGTTCGCGGAGGTGTTGCGCGGCATCGCGGCGCTGTACCCCGTACCCGAGAGGCTCATCCACGTTCGGGCGTGCCCCCACGCCGTGGCACAGGTGCTGGGGACCGCGAGCCTGCCCGACGTGCTCAGCATGGCCAGTCTGATGGACACGTACCTGAGCGGCGCGGCCACGGTACAACTGACGGACGGCGTCCTGCATAGCCAAGATGCCATCTCACTCGATCGCGCGTGCGACGCGGTGCGCCGCGCCGTTCAGGCGTCATCGTCGCTGTCCGAGGCAAACGTCGATCCGGCGAGCCGATACGAAGGCGCCAACCGGCTTTGAAACGAAGGCCCGATGGCATGCACCGCGTTTCGCGCCGTCAACCGGCGCAGCGCGATCGTCAGCGTGTGGTGACGGCCATGCGTCTCGTAGCGCGTGCCATCGGCGTTCTGCAGGCTTATATGCAGGCTGGACAATTTCCCGATCGGAAAGAAGCCCTCGCGATGCAGGCCGGAGAAGTCCGTGCGCCTGTATCCATCCGTGATGTCCAGCTGCCCCAGCAGCACCGCGCGGTGGTCTTCGCGGACGGTGGACACGTGTTGTCCGAGCGCGTCCGAGCGTACCTGTACGCACCGCGCCGGCTCCAGGTCCGGTGCGTATTGAGCGCAAAGCTTGTACCCGAAGGAGTCGCTGCTGGTATCGACGCTGGCGTCCAGGCGAGCGCCGCTGCGGGCGAACCCCAGCACGCTGCACAGCGATCCGTATTGGAACCAGAACGGCTTGGAGGCGGCGACGCAAACGCGACCGTCCACCTTCGTCCACACCAGCGGGACCTGAACCGAGCTTGACTCGGCAGCTTGTAAACGCGCGATCAGCGCTTCGATGTCGGTGCACGGCCCTGTGCTCAGTCGCAGCGTGATGGGCGCCTGCTGACCGACGTGCACGCGCAGAACGCAGTTGTGCCTGTCGATGACGGTCTGGGTTCTTGGCACGTGGTAATCGATCACGTAGGCGTCCAGCACGTAGCGGATCGGCGTGCGTAGCGGGACCGCGTAGCCCGAGCTATCCCCGTCACAGAGCCACGAGGACACGTACACCAACTCGTCCACCACGCGTCCCTCGCGCAGCAGTCTGGCCACCTCATCCATGCACGCGGGCTGTCCCACGCGCGATCGCACGCGCTAAATCAGCGGCGCCGCAGCGCGGAGAGCACGCGAATCTGCTGCACCAGGATGACAATGGTCACACAGAGCATCGCGAACAACGCCCCGAACGCGCTTGCGATGTATACAAAGTATCGGCGGTGCAGGTATCCCAGGCACTGTTCGACGAGCGTTCTGGTGAAAGCGTTTTGCTCCACGACGTGCGTCACCTCATTCGTGCTCAGTGTCACGGGCACCGGCTTCATCGGGGCGGCGCGATCGTCGCTCATGGTGATTTACGCAGACAAAAAAGGTGCTGGTAAATGACCGACTACGAGCGCTGGCGCGCGTGGGCCAAGGACTACGATGACGATGGCGACGATCTCAACATGCGGATGAAGATACCGTTGGACAAGGTGTCCGAAGACTATCTGAAAAGCATCGACTTTTCGGACGTGACCGCCGAGTGCGGCGCGCCCATGACCCAGGCGCAATTCGACGCGTACGTGGCGAAGCGGGGCGCCGCCAACGTGTCTGTGCTGACTGCGAATCAAACGTAGGCAAAACTAACTTACGGCGACAACTCGTGTGTCACAAAACACAAGTTCGGTCGACATGAGTGCATCTGTCTTTCGCCTGGCGGACTTCGACGCGGAGAGCATGAACATGTCCGCTCCGCAGAAGAGCAGTATGGGAGGCACCATCATCTGGGTGAACCACCGCGACGTGCCCGGGCCCTGGTACCTTCAGACGCCGCTTATGCGCGCGCCGTTCGGGATCTCGGTGTTTACGGACGAGAAGACGGGTAAGCAAAACATGAAGCTGGCGCTGTCGTTCGACGGCAGCGACACCGACGAGCAGATCGCCGCCGCGCGCGACACCCTGATCCGGATGGACGACATGATGATGCGCACAGCCGTGGAACATTCGGAGCAGTGGTTCGGCAAAAAGTGCTCTCGCGAGACGATCGAACACATGTACATACCGATCGTCAAGAAGTCGAGCAAGGTGCGCGACGACGGCCGGCCGTTCGAACCTACTTTTCAAGTCAAGGTTCCTTTGGACGGCAACAACAACCCGATCAAGGACTTCGAATTGTTCGAGTTTTCGGGTGCAAGACACGACCCGTCGGAGATCGCCGACCTGGTGCGCAAAAACACGCAGCTGCAGCTGATCTTCCAATTTCAAATGGTGTACTTCATCGGCAAGCAGGCCTGGGGTCTTAGCGCCAAGGCGCACGCGGTGCGTTTTAAACCAAGTGCCACTCCAGTTCAAGGCTTCGCCATGTTCGGTGACGCGGACGACGCGGTGGTAAGCGGCGCCGAGAACGACGGCGATGACGTCGAATATGTAGCCACGGTTTAGGGCGGGACAGTACATCCAATGACAACGCGAACATGCCCGTGCAATCCCTCGCGCGCCTGTCCGACGTACCGTACTCCCTCGCGTATGGTCAGCCTTTGAAACTGCCATCTGGACGATGCGCGGTTCCCGTCTGCTCCGTCGACGGCGGTGAGGTGCTTTTCACCACGGGACCGTGCGTGTTAACGCAAGCCGTCTCCCTCGCACCCGAGGCTTCGGAGGCTGCGACGCTGTTCGTGACCGACTCGGACGTGGCTGACACCCTGTCGGCGCTTCGTACCCAGGCCATCCACATGGTGGCATCGCGCTCGCAAGAGCTGTTACGCGGCAAGCGCCTGACAGCGGATGTCCTCGACGGATTGTGGCGCTCTGAATTTAGTCAGGAAGGCCGGGACGACGCGCCCCCCGATGTACGCATGCGCGTGTCGCTGTCCAATGACTTCACCGCATATGACGTGGAGCAAGGCTTGTTGGAACACGGCGAACTTGAGGCGGGGACGCGCGTCCTGGCTCTGCTGCGTTTGGACGAACTGTGGATTTCGCGTGGCCACCTCGGCCACTCCTGGTCACTGGTACAGGTCAGGACGCTGCCCGAGCCCGAGCCCGAGCCCGAGCCCGAGCCCGAGCCCGAGCCCGAGCCCGAGCCCGAGCCCGAGCCCGAGCCCGAGCCCGAGCCTCGGCCATGCATGCTTGCTCCGTAATTTTTTTATGATGCTTCAATACATCATGTCCGGTGATGCGCTCATCTTGCTCGCTGTGATCGCTTTGATATGGTTCGCCTCGCGTCCCGTCCAAGCCTCGTCCAAGCAGCCGGGGTGCGCGGCGTGGGACGCTATCGAAGGGTACGCCGGGTCTGGTGGCGCGCACTTGCATACCAAGAAGGAGGCGTTTGAGTCCGGTGCTATGATGGAGGCGGACGCACAGGGTGCGGTACCGGCGTCCATGACGGGCTTGGCGTCTTCCACGCTACCTAAGCCCGAGGTCAAGCCGTCGTGGGATTGGTCGGAATTCGCACCGTCCGACGGGCTCAAGGGCGAGACCATGCTACTGGAGCCGCATCGGTGCATTGGCCAGGACACGGTGTCCAACCATCTGCGCAACGCCAGCTACGATCTGCGCAGCGAGCCGCCTAACCCCACGGTGGCAGTGAGCCCCTGGATCAACACCACGATCGCCCCGGATCTGACGCGCCGTCCGCTGGAGCAGTAGTGTTTCGCGCGTACCGTCGGTGACGACGCGTTCGGCAGGAACAGACTTTTTGAGCTCAGGGGCAATGTCGATCGAAGAGCTACGTGCTGCGGTGCGCGAGTGGATCACACTGCACGACCAGCTGGATAACGGGCGAAAGGCACTGAAGATCGTGCGCGATCGCATCAAGACGGTGGAAGAGCGCACGCTGCAGCTTATGGAGCAGTGTGAGCTCGACCAGTGCAGCCTGGCGGACGGCAGCGGTGGGATCGAGCGCAGGGTGTCCACGCGCCGCGCCCCAGCCAGCGCGAAAACCATTGTACGAGTCATGAACGAGAACTTGACCGACGCGGACACGCTAGAGACGATCCGTCGAAGGGTGGAGGAGTCACGCGAGCAAAAGCAGACCGTGCTACTTAAGCGCAAGACCAGCGCATGATGCAGTGCGGATGTGGCACGACGATGTCGATGACGTTGTCGCGGCCGATGAAGACGTTGATGCGGACGAGGACGAAGCCGAAGAGCTGCGACACGGGCAAGAGTTGTGGTTCGCCCTGCACGACGACGGGCTGTGGGCCACGTTCACGACTCTGTGTGACAAGCTGGAGGGACTGTTTGTGGATCCCGGGCGGATCGTGTACCATCAATTCCTGTCGGAGGTGATGGCGGTGCCGACCAGTAGTGATACGCCGTACTGGTCTGACATCCATCAAGCCGTGCGTGGCACGGCTAGACTGTATGTACTGGACGTAGATCCACGCGCACTGGATACCTATGTAAATAAAATGTTTGACTAGCTTACTACAATGGCCGCCAACAACTCGTCCGCGAACAAAATGCTCAACAACGCCGTGAACAATGTTAACGCGATGGGCAAGCAGGTTTCGGCGACGAAGCTGATGGTGCTGCTGTCGGTGCTCTTCGTGGTGCTGGTGCCTGGTGTCATTCTGACGGCCCCGGGCAAGACCCAGCTCATCGAGATTGGTACCAAGCCCATGTGGACCAACAAGATGTCGCTGTTAGTGCACGCCGCCGTGTTCTTCCTGGCGGGGAAGATGCTGTACCGTTACGCGTAAGAAGTGACGACGGTTTACGCAGCGTGCGCGGATCGCGCGCATGGCGACCGCTACCCAGATCACTCCCGAGACCGTGTCGGAGTGCGAGTGTGACTGGTTCGACACCGATCAGAGCGAGCACAGCGGCGACGAAGATCGCCAGGTGCACCACACCGACTTTGACGAGGTCGACGCCCCCTTTGACGATGAGCAGCTCGAAGAGGCGGGCGCCGAGCTGATCAAACAGCAACCTGTACACGCCGCTCGCGCTCGTTCCTCGCGCGTGCGAAAACCTCGTGTCAAATTACCAGATGTCCTGCGTCCCGAGCCCGACACCGACGACGATGCTAAGGGCCCTGAAGGCGGCCTGTCGCCACGCGAGGATGCTCGGGCACGTCGTGCCTAGCAACGAGGAGCTCCGAATGGGTTGCGCGTATGCGCTGACGCATCCGTGGGCTCCGTTGGACACTGCGCTAGAGGCGGACAGCGCGGACGGCCGGGCGTTTGCGCGTGAGATGCATGCGTCGGAGCGCCTTTTGCGTGGTTTTATTCGAAGCGTAGACACATGACGTCATACACAGCACACGTGACGTCGAAGCAGGACCAGGCGGCGCGAACACCGTCGTCCCTGATTGCGTTGGCTGCTCGCATGTTCCACCTACCGCCCGGCCAACGCTTTTTCGATCCATGCCCAAGTGGGTGGACGCCCGCTTCCGGATGGGACGGATTGACGGGCGCGTGGCATGCGTGGAACTTCGTCAACCCGCCCTTTGAAAAGGCGGCCGCGTGGCTATGCAAAGCGGAGGCCGAGGCGCGGCGCGGAAACGTGTCTGTGGTGCTGCTGCCGTGTCGCTTCGGCGCGCGGTACGCGCACCGTGCGCTTCGATCGTCGTACACGCGTGCGCTGGTCGTGCTGACTAACCGGATCCGATTCGTCGGGTACACCAGCGGCCTGTCCATCGCATGCTGCTTCTACGCCATCGGACCGCGCGGCGCGGTGCGCATCACGCGCCTTCCGAGTGTGGTCTGCGCGTTCGCCGAGACCGAGCGCGCTCTTACCCCCCTGGAGCTGCGCGACGCGGTCGTGGCGGCCGAGCCCGCCACGCGCTCGCACTGGGACGTGCACGCGCTTCGACGCGACGCGGGCATGTCGGCGACGCTGCGGCGGCTGCGCGCGTCGGGGCGGTCGTGGATCACGTTGCTGCCGCAGCGGCTCTTGAACGTCCAACTACAGCAGGCGCTGACCACGGGTGAGGCGCGCGTCACCTTCGTGGCACCGGGCCTGACAGCCTACGTGGAAAGGACGGCGGTGGTCACCAACATGGTCGCGGAGCCCGACGTGCACGGCGCCATCATGCATCGGCGTCGCGTGCGCTTCGCGCGCGCCGTGTCCGATCACGATGAGCGCCAAACGCGAAAATTTCTCACACTTCCGTATGCTCGACGGCGAACATCCGCACGGGCGGCTGCTGCTGCGTGAGGTGCACGGGCTGTCGGGCTGGCGCGCAACCGAGCCGGTGCGGCTGCCCCAGCCGCGAAGCTTCAGCCGTCGCGAGTTAAACAATGTGCTTGTGCGCGATCGCTCGAGGTTCATGGTGACCGAGAAGTCGGACGGCGTGCGCCAGCTTCTCATGTTCACGCGCGTCGACGGCGTGCCAGTGGCGTGCTTCATGGACCGCCGTCACGCGTTCACGAACGCGGTGCATGGGATGGCGCCCAGCAACAATCTGTTCGCCGGTACGCTGGTGGACGGCGAGCTGGTGAACGGCGATCGATTTTTGATCTTCGACTGCATGGCGATCACCGGCACTCGCATCGGGCACTACCCGTTGAACCGCCGGCTGTTCCATGCGCAGACGGTGGCTCGGCTGGCGACGCTGCAGGGCACCTCGCTGCACTGCAAGCAGATGTTACCCGCCACGTCGGTGCGCGAGTGTCTTGACTCGTGCGATGGCCTGGGATACGCGGTCGACGGGCTCATTTTCACCCCCATCTACGCGCCGGTGAAGTTCGGTACCAGCGACGTGCTCAAATGGAAGGCCGGCACTCGCAACACGGTGGACTTTGTGGTGCGAGCATCGTCGCAACACGGTCGCTGGGACCTGTATACCACCGATTCGTCCGGTGCGCACGCGTTCTTCGCAACGGCCGTAGAACACGAGAGCATCGCATCCATGTGGCTGCAGACGGAGGTCCAGCGTCGCGAGACCGTCGTATGCGAATGCGCGCGCGTGGACGGGGAGTGGACGCTCGTCAAGGACAACGGGCTCCCCAAGATTCGTCGCGACAAGGACCGCGCCAACTCGGACCTCGTCGCTCGACGCACGACCACAAACGTGCTGGAAAACATCACGGCCGACGAGTTGATCGACGCGCTAGGCGACGGCAGACCGGGATGGAATGGGTAGTGCCTCATTGGCAAACAGCGGCCCTTGGCCAGGAATCGCTGCTTTCATAAAGCACCTGGTTCGTTAGATCGTAAAACCCATCGTTTCGGGGCACCACCGTCGCTGCGGTGCCCCAGCGAGCCGTTCGCGCCGACTCGCTGAACACTTGGTTTGGTTCTTCGAAACTACGTCCAAGGACCAGCCGAACGCGGCGCTTCATTTCTTGCGTGCTCGTTGTCTCACCAAAGCCTTGGAGGCACGACGCGCCGCGTACAAGAAACCATGCGCAGAAAAACTTGCGCGTCTCCAGATCCTGCTTTGCGAAGCACTTCGTCACCATGTCCATGTACTCGATGTGCTCTGTGGGATCCGTAATGCGTCCCACGCGTTGCGCAATGGGCGCCTTTAGACCGATCAACAGGGTCGTAGGGTCGGGGACCTGCGTCAAAGATGCAGACACGGTTTGCTGAAGCGTCTGGTCGAGTTTCAACAAGTTTTCCACAAGTTCGTGTTGAGGTAAGCGTTTTTCCGAAGACAAAACCGTCTGTAACCAAGGCATGTTGGCCTCAAGCGTCCACGTTTTGGGGGCCTTGGAACGAAACGCCACCGCCCCAAGCACCACGGCGTTAAACAGCGAAACGACGACCCCTGCCAGCTTCGCCATGTTCGAGTCTAACATTTTTTTCCAAACGCGGCGATGGCGGCTTCGAGCTCGGATCTCAGCGAGCGCAGACGCCGCGCACGCGAATCCTCCACCTCGATGAGCTCGCGCGCGGTGGCCAGCGCCGCGTCATAGGCGGTGACCAGGTCTCGCACCTCGCGGCGCATCCGCAAAAAGAACAGGTCCAACGCACCGTCGAACTTGTCCGGCCAATTGACGCCCAGGGCGTGCAGGCCGCTGGCCTTAAGACTTTCTGGTTCGGGAAGGCCGGTGAACGTGACGGCGCCCCCGCGCGGCGCATCGCAGGGTGAGATGAGCTGCAGATCGCGTCGCAGAAACGGCTCGAGCACACACGCCACCTCATGGACGAGCGTGCGCTCGGCGCCGAAGCGCGCTTCCAGGTCCGCAGCGTTGTGGACCAGCTCCGCCGCGTGGTGCGCCACCTCCTCGCTGACGTCGCACCAGTCGATCGCGTCCACGTTCCGCTGGTACTCGTCGGCCGACGAGGCGCACTGCGCATACGCAGAGAGGCATGCGCACTGCGCGCGTCGCGCGAGCGCCAGGCATTGCCCCACATCGCTCTGGATCCGTCGTTCGAGGTCGGCGCGCTCGCCGTTCAGCAGGCGCAGCTGGCCCCGTACGGGGTCGGTGGGCACGTGCACGGGCACCTGGCAGTCGCCGAATAGCTCCACGCGCGTGGTCACCTCCGGTATCATCAGTGATCGTAAGAGCGCGCTTCCGCGGCGGCCAGGCCGGTGGTGTACAGCGTACGCAAGCTCTCCGGCGGCAGTTTGAGAAAGTTCACCGCCGGCACGTGCACCTCGCAGGTATACTGCGGATGGAACACGGTCTGAAACAGGATTTGGTGCTCTTGTGCAATGGTCTCCAGGACCACGTGTGCGTAACGCCACAGGTGGGTGTCGATGGGCTCTCGCTGCGACGAGCGGGCGCGAACGGCCACCACACCCATCGTCCGCGGGTCGCCGAAGGTTCTGAGCGCGCTCCAGAGCACCAGCATGCCGTCCGCGTACAGGCGCCCCCCCCAACGGATCGGCCGGAAGACGAAGGGGATGGCGACGCTTGCGCTGACGGCGTCGATCACCGGTACGTTGGGGTGCGTCTCGTGATCGAACGCGGCGGCCGCCTGGCAGTCCAGGTCAGTGGCGATCACCGTGATCCTGAATGGGTAGCGCGCGTGCAGCTCGGCGAACGTGAATCCCGGGGTCAGCCCGGTGTTTGCGCACCAGGCGCTCTCCACGATCTGCGTCAGCTGTAGCTGACTCGCTTCGGTCAGCACGCCCCACGTCGCGGGCAGCTGCGTCGGGTCATACACCGGTGACCATCGATCCATCGCTTCCTGGACGTGCTCCAAGCCCACTCCCATTATGTACAGCAGGCATGCCAGCGCGCCGCCCGAGGTGCATATGATGTGCTTGAGCGAGCGCAACTCGCCCCGTTCGTGCAGGCCGTGGAGCGCGCCCAGCTGCGCGGCGAACCACGAGCCGTATCCCGGTAGCACCAACGTCTCCATGCGCGGAGGTCGCCTGCATCCCGGGCGCGAGCGCGTCTTAATTGAGCAGCTCCGTCTGGTAACGCACCTCCACGCGGTTTCCACCGCGCTCAAACACTATGGGCGTGTTGAGGTACTTCGAACGCACCCTGTACGCGCGGGGCGTCTGATCGCCTGACGCGAGCACGATGGTGGTCGTGAGCTGGCGCGGCGGTGCGCGACGTCCCTCGGCGCGCACGTGCTGCAGCGCGAACTGGGCGTAGCGCTTCGCGGCCGCGCCGGGCGTCTTCGCCTGCCGGCCGCGCGGGCGGTCGTCCAGGACCGCCTTCAGCAGATCGGCGTTCTCGAACGCGGAGAGCTGGTGTCCCTTGATGCTGTGCAGCTCATACACGCCGGGCATGGGTACCGACAGCGTCGATTTTTTTCCGGATCAAGTAGACATGCGGCTGTCAGGGTACGTGCTGCGGGACGGCGCGTACCACCGCGTCGCCAGCGCCTCGCGTTGGCGCTACTGGCTGGCGTATTCGACGATTGCGGCGATCGTGGTTGGGATCGCGGTGGTGGTGTTCACGCGCACGAACGCCGTCGACGCGCTGACGCGGGCGCTCGAGCGCTCGGGGGTGCTGTTTTGGTACGAGGTGGACGACGACGAGGCGCTGGACGAGCTGCCACCCGCGAGCGGTGAGCGGAACTGCCGCTGGTCCGAAGACGACGCGCGGGCCGCGCAGGTGGAAGATCAGGGCCGGTGCAACAGCTGCTGGGCGTTCGCCATCGGGCACTGCATGCACGCGCGCCACGAAGTGCACACGGGCCAGGCGCAGCCGCCGCTGTCTGCACAGAGCCTGTTGGACGCGCAGCCCGACACGCGCCGGCTCGGCGTGCCGACGTGCACGCGGCTGAGTCTGGACAAGTGCGGCTGCGGTAGCACGATGGCGAGCGCGTTCCGCGCGGCGCGCGACGTGGGGATGGTGCGCGCGGACTGCGCGCCGTACCGCGCGTCGAAGGCCAACGCGCTTCCGGGCAACGACCACAGGCTCTGTGAGACGGCGCCGAACTGCTTCCATCACCCCGAGACGCGCGCCGGCGCGTGCGCGCGCGTGCGCTTCAACCAGGTGTACGAGATTCACACGGAGGAGGCCGCGTGGGAGGAGCTCACGTGCAACGGGCCGCTGGTGGCGGCGCTGGCGGTGACGCAGTCGCTCGCGAGCCCCCGATTCGACCGCGACGGCCTGCTGATCGTCGACGACGGGGCCGTTGTGAGGGGGTTGCATGCGGTGTGCGTGGTGGGCGGCGGCACCACCCCCGGCGGCACGGACTACTGGCTGATCCGGAATTCGTGGGGCACGCAATGGGGCGACGGCGGGTACGCCAAAGTCAGGCGCGGTGTGAACGCGCTGGGGCTGGCGGATGCGAGCACGGGCCAGTGGTTCTATGTGGGCGTGTTTTAGGCCCGACGAACATCCACGGGCGCATGGAACGCTGCACCACGTTCGAGGCGTGCTACAGCATGCGGCGCGAGTCCTACCTGGCGGAGCTGCGCGAGGTGGATCGCCTGCGCGACGAGGCGGCGCGGGCGACGGACTCAGCGGCGCGCGACGCGCTGCTTTTGCGCGCTGAGCAGCGCTGCAGCGAGTGCGGGCTGTACGACTTTCTACTGGCCATCATCCCGTACGTGCGCGGACAGGGCGGCGCGGCGGAGTCGGCCCCGCTGGACGACGCGCAGGCGGACGACCCGCAGACGCAGATTACGTCGGGCTTCGCGTCGGTGGTAGGCACGGCGCCGCACGGGCGGCTGTTCGCGGAGTACATGCGACGCGTGGAGGGCGACGACTCGTACGAGTACGTGCTGCACGCGCAACAGCGCGAGCGGCCGGACTTCGAGCGCTGCTCCCAGTGCGGAGCCGCCCACGCATGGCACATCTTCGACGCCGAGGCGTCGCGAAGCTGCGCGCACTGCGGCGTCAGCGAGACGTACCAGCGCGACAGCACCAAGCGCCACACCTACCGCGACGAGATGGAGCAGAGCACCACCATCGTGACGTTCGCTTACAAGCGCAAAAACCACTTTTTGGATTGGTTGCGCGGGCTGGAGGCGCGGAACACGCTGACCGTGCCGCGCTCTGTGGTGGACAGCGTGCGCTACGAGCTGCGCAAGATGCGCGTCACGGAGATGGATCAGATCACGCCAGACATGGTGCGGCAGCTGCTCAAGAAGCTGCGGTTGAACAAGCACTACGACAGCATCAACAGCATCTGCTGCGAGCTGAGCGGTCGGCCGCCCGTGACGCTCTCGCCCGAGCTGAAGTCGCGGCTGTGTCAGATGTTTTCGCAGATCCAGAAGCCGTTCGAGGCGTGCAAGCCGCCGGACCGCAAAAACTTTTTGAGCTACAGCTACGTCATCTACAAGTTTCTCGAGCTGTTGAATCACGAGGAGCTGTTGCGTTACTTCCCGCTGCTCAAGTCGCGGGAGAAGCTGCACGCGCAGGACCGCGTGTGGCGCGCGATGTGCGAGATGCTGCGGTGGGAGTTCGTGCGCAGCATCTAAGCGCACGCTCGGCGAGTCGCCAGACGGCGGTGCATGCACCCGCCCGGGCGCCACGCGCGGCGCAGCCAGGCGAGCTGGATGGTGCGCGCGGCGCCCAACCGGCGCGCGTAGCGCGCGCGCCACTGCTTGGCGACGCGCCGCATGCGCCGTGCCAGGCGCTGGGCCTCGCGCAGCATCGTCAGGTTGCACGCGACGTCCGCGGGGCCGTAGTCGCACCAGCCGTCGCGCACGCGCGCGACGAACCGGTCGCGCTGGACATCCACCACCAGCCCCAGGCGGTACGGGCGCTGCGGGCCGAGCACGATCAGGTCGTGGCGCAGCAGCGCGGGCATTCCCGGGGGCGCAGAAATTTCTACGCCATGGCACCGATGCTGCGCACGCTGGGACAGGCCGAGAGCGCGCTGGCGACCGCGTTCTTCGACCCCACGAACGTGGAGCGGGTCAACTTCGGGCTGCGCGAAGCCATCCGGCGGCGCACGGGGTACGTGATCGAGCCGCAGCGTTCGGAGGATCTGCTGGTGGTCATGCGCGCGACGTACGTGCTGAACGCGCGCCACCTGGAGTGTCACGTGGCGCAGCAGCTGGCCGAGCTCAACGAGCTGGTGATCGCGCAGTGCATGCCGATGGTGGCGCGCGGGATCGAGCAGCGGGTGGGCTACCTGCGCGACGCCAGCCAGATGCACACGCCGCTGACGTACGGGGAATCTAGCTCCGAGAAGGGGCTGGGTGCGTTCGCGAACCCGCTAGGTTTCGTTTGAGAAGGCATGCATGAAGGACCATCTAGCGCTGCACCGCGCGTGGATCATGAAGGCGGGCGGGCTGCGCTGGATGCACGACCACGCGCACCGACACTACAAGAAGATCAACAACAACTTTTGCTACGCGTCCATCGTGCTGTCCACCATCTCGGGCGTGGGCGGCTTCGGCAGCCAGACCATCGGCCACGGGCCGACGGCGCAGATCGTGCTGTACACCATCGCTACCCTGAACATCGCCAACGGGCTGTTGACCAGCTTCCAGAAGTTCGTATGCGCCGCGGAGAAGAGCGAGGTGCACGGCAACGTGGGGCGCCAGTACGCCACCTTCGTGCGCAACCACACGATGCAACAGCACATGTTGGGCACGGACACGACGCTGGACGACGCGGCGCGCGAGGCGAAGCTGCGCGAGGTGATGGTCGACCTGCGCTCGGAGTACGAGCGCATCCACGCCATCAGCCCCACGGTGCCGCACAAGATCGTCATGCAGTTCAAGCGCAAGTTCCCCAACTGCAAGCATCCGCCCGAGATCGCCAACGGGCTGACGGACCTGGAGCACGGTACGTCGGAGGAGGATGCGCTGGATAGGTCCGGCGCGTCCCTCTGGCGGCGGGTCCGGTTGTCGCTGGGCTCGCGCTTCAACGATGGGGAGACGGCGGTGCGGTTTGCGCTATGACCGGCAGCGCCACCAGCTCGCGGTGCTGGTCCAGCACGTACATGCACGGCTCAGCGGCCTCGGCGAAGAGGCGCAGCACGCACTCGCGCACCGCCGCGTCGTCGAGCCGATCGGCGCGCACGACGCGCGCGTCGTGCGTGGCGGTGTCGCACTGCACGACCCACGGCGCGGCCAGGAATGCCTCGGCGCTGGCGAAGCTGGCCACAAAGGCGTCGATGCGCGCCACGAGCGCGTCCGCCTGTTCCATCGAGATGTTTTGGAATCGCTCGCAGATCACCATGCTCAGCGACGCCATTGCCACGGCGGTGCGAAAAGCGTGGCGCGAGGCGAACGCGCGCGCGGTGCGGCACCTGCACCGGAGCGGCGGGTACACGCACCTGACGTTCAGCTGCGGCTCGGTGGCGGTGACGGTGCCGGCGACGCTGCTGCGCGACGTCACGCTGCTGGCGCCGGGCGACTACGCATACGCGACCTGCCGACCGCTGTCCAGCAGCGCGACGAGCGCGTTCGACGCGGAGACGGCGCTGGTGCTGTTCGTGCTGTGCTGCGTGCCCAGGATGCCGTGCACCGCGCTGACGAAGAGCGTGCCGTCGCTGCGGGGCGTGTGCGCGGCGGAGCTGCGCGGGGCGCAGAAGGCGCTGCTGCCGGCGCTACGCGGGCGGATCGTGTGCGATCTGCTGGCGTTCGCGCGCGCGCGCGCCGGCGTGCGGCTCTGGCCGCGGCCGCTGCCGCGCGCGGCGCGGCGGCCGCGGCTGCCGGCGCCGCTGGCGTTTACGCCGCTGGCGCGCGCGCAGGCGTGCGCGCGACGGCCATGGCGCGCGTCCGAGCTGGCCCCCGAGCCGCGCAAGGCGATCCGACGGTACGCCGAGCACCATGGGCTGGCGCCGGACGCGATGTGCCTGGCGGAGGTGGAGCACGACGGCCGGCGGCACGTGGAGGTGCACGCGGGCGTGCATGTGATCGTGCTGCTGCCGGACGACGCGGCCGAGCTTGCGGGCGCGCGGACGCGCGCGCTGCTTCGCGGGAAGCGCGAGCTGGGGCTCGACAGCGCGGGGCGCTGGTGGCCGCTGGCGCCCGACATGCGCGCCGCCTGGCGCGTGGCGACGCACCTGGTCCCGTGGGCGCACGCGACGCGCGCGGCGCTGGGCGGGCTGCCGCCGCCGCGCGAGCGCGCGGGCGATTCGCTGTGGGACGCGCTGGCGGCGCGCGCCGCCGCGTGCCCCGACCCGCGGCTGGTGGTGGAGCGGCGCGGCGAGGACACGCTGGTCAACGGACGGCGGTGGACGGACGAGGACTGGCGGTGGCTGGGCGCGCCGGGCGAGACCTGTCCGCTAGCGCGGCTCAACGCGTGGCCGCACGCCTTCGGCGTGCTTGAGTGTGTTCACATGGCGGACCAGCTGCACGCCGCGGTGTTTAGCGATCTACGTGTTGTAAACGCTCCCTAGCACACCGTCGCCTTCACCATGTCCGCGCCCGATGTGGAGCTGGCGACGCGCGTCGGCGCGCTGCCCATCGAGCTGCGCGAGCGGATAGGCCAGGAGGTGGCGCGCGCGCGCGCGCCGCGGCGCGTGTGCCCTGCGCTGCTGGCCGACGTGCGCACGCACGCGCTGCTGGGCGCGCTGGTGGCGCACTACGCCGGCGTATTCGGCACCGACGAGTGCGAACACCTGCACTGGCTCGAGAACAACTTGTTGCTCTTCGCCAACTGGGACGTTTCGCTCATGGAGGGGGTGACCGACGGCCTACGCGCGCTGTTCCCCTCGCTGGACGACGCGCAGATCGTGCGGCGCGCCAGCGCGCCGTTGGATAGCCGGCGCGCGCTGACGCGCGGTGTGAGGCGCTACTGGGCGCGCCTTACGCCGCGCAGGCGATGGGCGTTCGCGGCCCGTGCGCGACCGTGTGCTTGAAAAAAACCCTGCATACGGTATATGGGGATCGAGGCGCGAAAACGCACGATGATCGTCGGGGGCGTGGCGGCGGCGACGGTGGCGGCGGTGGCGCTGGGCGTGGTGGTGCACGAGGTGCAGAAGCGCAAACGCAAACAGTCGCCTCTCGGCCAGCGCCAAACGGGGTCATCCGGCGTCGTAACGATGCTTGGCATGGGGCTGCTCGGCGCGCTGTTGCTCGGCGTGGCGGTGCTGACCCGATCGTCGACGGCGGACGCCCCGCGGCCCGTTGCTGCCGCACAGCCACCGGCAGCGCCGTCGAACGCCCCGCCTTTGAGCAAGGGCGCGAGTGCAGAGCCCCCGCCGACGCCCTTGGGTCCGCCGTCGCCGTCGCCCCCGCCCCCGCCGAACGCAGCGCAGCGGGCCGTAAACGAGTTGCAGGAGCAGGTGCAGCGATCGGAAGTAACGCTAGAGGAACAGTTGTCTGCGGGCAAAGTACGTGTGGTCCAGCTGGAGGCGAAGGTCAACTCTGTCGAGAAAAACAAAGCAGATCTTACGAAGCGACTGCAAGCCGCGGAACAGATTGCACAGAACAAAAATCAGGCAAAAATACAGTTACAACGACAAATGAATGACTTAACTGAGGCATTCACGACGAAGGTACAGGAGGTAGAGACACTAACAAAGAACTTAACGACTAAACAGCAGACACTCGTGGAGCAAGAAGCGAAGATAAAAACCCTGGACGAGGAGCGAGCACAGCTGATTGGCGCGCTCAATGCCAAAAAGTCAGCTGTAAAGAATCTTGTGACGGAATTGAAGAACGCCCGACAGAGGATGAATGAGCAGAGCAAGTCCACCGCTACGCAGCGAGCCACGTTGGTAAAAAAAATAGAAACGCAAGTTCAGGCAAAGCAAACCGAGATCGACAGGCTAACATCGACGCTGAAGAAGACCAATGTGAGTAGACAGTCGTTGCGAGAAACACTGGCCCTCTCAGAGGCGAGTGTCACCAGGCTTAAGAGCACGCTAAACGAGGCTAGTCGAGGGCTCGAAAAGGCCAACAAAACGATCGCTAACAAAACTAATGACCTAGCCGCTGCTGAACGGGAACGGACCACAGCGGGCCAGACCGTAAAGGAGTTGAAGGAGCAATTGAAAGCAATGCAAACGCAAAATGCACAATTGTCTGCGGCAGCGGAGGCGGAGGCGGTGGAGGCGGCGAAGGCGGCAGCGGCAGCGGAGGCGGAGGCGGCGAAGGCGGCAGCGGCAGCGGAGGCGGAGGCGGCGGAGGCGGCGAAGGCGGCAGCGGAAGCGAAGGCGGCAGCGGAAGCGAAGGCGGCAGCGGAGGCGGAGGCGGTGGAGGCGGCGAAGGCGGCAGCGGAAGCGAAGGCGGCAGCGGAGGCGGAGGCGGCGGAGGCGGCACTACACGAGAATTCGAGGGAATTTCACAATGCGCAAAGTCACTTTCCGGCAAATGAATATGCCAATGCGACAGCTGAGTTTCATGAAGTCCTTCAAAATCATGGCAATGAAGTCCTTCAAAAGCATGGCACCAACCTTACCGACGCCCAAAAAACCCTCTTGACCAGTCTGTTTAGCGGCGAACCGCTAACTCAAGACCAACAGAACGTTGTGCGAGGCCTCGACCGCGTTGAGACCTCGACATCTATGGAACGCATTCAATTATGTAAACAAGAATCGAAAAAAAAAGCACCCCGTGGGAGTAAGCAGACTAGTTTGACATGGGTGGGAGACTGTTTGGGCAAAATGAACTTCAAAACTTTAGTGACACTCCTCTTAGCGCAAAGCACTACGCATGCGTCTTTGCTTGCGCCGCAGACTGGCTCACCGGGAGGATTGTTGGCTGCTGAGCAGGCACTGAATCCATCACAATCGAGGATGGCGTGGCCACTGAACCCATTATTTTCAAGTCCGCTCGCAGCCGACGCCTCGACCCCTACACCAACACCTCCTGAGCAGAACCGGTTGTTTGCACGAAGGAGCACCAAAAGGGGGTCTGCTACCTCTGAATCCCATGAATTCTTAAGATTAAACGACTTTGAAAATAATAGCGCCATCCAGCAGGACAGACAAGAAACGACGGCCGTGCGGAGAACACCAGAAGAGACGGACAACGATAGCCACAGCGACGTTGACACACTCCACTCGTCGCGAAGCGACCTCGAAGCGAACTCTACACCACCACAATCACCGTCCGTATCTGGACGGCGCCCATAAGCTATTAAAAAAATAAATAAACCAACAAACCAGAATCACGTCAAAAAGCGCGCGTCGCGGGAGGCGAAAGGACTTCTCCACACACGCGCCAGGTAGGGTCGAGTAAGACGGGTGGCTATCACCGTATGCCGCCCCTTGCGCCCCAAAAGGGAGGAACGGCCACCGGCAATCTGACGAAACACAACCACGCAGTAGAACAAAGAAGAGCCATCCTACAAGATATAGAAAGCTGGCCATGAAGAAATAAAAAGTTGGCTACTTTAAGGATAGGGCGAGGGACAATTCGAAGCCGCGACCGGGGTCGCGGCGGCTACAGGGCGAAGGCGACGCTGGCGGTGCCCTGCGCGATGCGCAGGACGTTGTGGCTAAGCGCGTACACAATCACGGTGAACGCGTCGGAGTGCGGCGCGTCGTTGGCCACCACAACGTCCATGCGCGCGTCGCGGATGCGCGACAGGTTGCAGCTGCCGGAGGGCTGCGTGTCCTCGGGCGCAAGCGCGAACGACGTGACGTAGACGTGGCGCATGGGGATGCGCGTGTGGTGGCGGTACGGCACGACGCTGCGCATGAACGCGCCGGGCAGCGGCTCCACGGGCTCCTGGCTGTTGAGTACCAGCGCGGCGCTGCGCACGCGCTCCGCGCCCACACCGCCGTCGGCGTTGCGCGCCGTCTCGCCGTAGGCGAACCAGCGGTTCGCGCGCGCGTCCGAGTCCGCGTGGCACGCCAGCAGCAGCTCTGTGCACGCGTGCTTGAACGGCAGCGTGAGCCGCAGGCGCTCCTGGTCGCCGCCGGGCAGCACAAGCGTGCGCGTCTCCGCCGCTTGCAGCTGCTGGATGAGGTACTCGTGCTGCGACGTCTCGAAGTACGCGCGCTCGTTGGCGTCTAGGAACACGTTGTCCACGAACACGTCGAACTGCAGGGACTCGGTGCCCGCCGGCATGCGTCTGCCGTCCGCCGCCAGCGCGCCGGGCACGAAGTGCATCGCGGCCGGCACGCCGGTGTCCGGGTGGTTCCAGAACTCGAGCGCGGCGCCCTGGGGCGCGCGCATGGTCGGGTCGTCGCGCATTGTGCGCGGGCCGGCGCCCACGTCGTACACCACCAGGTCCTCGAACGCGCGCAGGTCGAACGTGAGCTCCACGTCGTGGTGGCGCAGCGCGATCAGGGGCAGCGCGTGGCCCGTCGTGCGGTTGAACCAAAACCGCAGCGGCACGTACAGCGTCGCAGGCGCCGACTGGCCCATCTGCGTCTCCAACCCCGTGCCGTCCACCGCGGTCTGCGCGACCGGGTCGTAGTCGTCCGCCGGCACGCCATCCGCCGCGTAGCGCTTGCCGATCATCCGCGCATACCCCAGGCGCTTCTCCTCCGAGCACGTCAGCTCGTCCATCATCTCCGCGAACGCCGAGTAGTGGCAGTCCACGCGCTGGCCGCCGATCCGCACCTCCGTGCGGCGCAGCAGCGCGTGGCCCACGCAGTTGACATACCGCGCATAGTATCGCGCGTCGTTGTTGATCTGCGCCGGCGTCACCAGCGGGACGTCGGTGTCGTTCACGGCGGACGACAGCCCGGCCACGGCGCGTGTCGCGGGCGCGCCGGTGTCGTAGTCCCAGTACGGATACGCCGGCGTGTCCACGTCGCGCTCAACCACGGGCTGCGCCAGCCGCGGCAGCGTCACCCGCACCACCACGTGCGTGATCAGATCGCCGTTGCGCGACACCACCGCGGACGTGGAGGCGCCGAACGCCGGCACGCTCAGCAGCTGCTGCCGCACCGTCTCCACGGCGAACCGCGTGTGGCGCTTGTACGCGCGCTTCCAAAAGCTCACCTGCGGATTTCCCGTTAGCAGATCGTCCTGCGCGCCGCGCGCCAGCAGCTGCACGCGGCCGCCACCCATGGTCTACGCGGCGTACGCGGCGCCGCCTTAACCTAGCCGCCTCAGGTGCGCCTTCGTCTCGGCGAGCAGCTGCTTGTACGTCGGCGTGCCTTGACGGAACAGGCCATAATATCCCATCCGACCAACGCAGCGATCTTTGTACAGGGTGCAGTGGCCCAACACCGGCGTTGGACCGGCTTTGTATCGGTACAGCTGAAAGTTCGCGTCCGTCGGGTACTGGGGCGCCAGCGGGCACGTCTTGCCCTGATGCGTATACTGGCTGCAGCTCATGGGTGCGGACGCGTCGTTGATCCACCCGAACAAGTTTGCACCTGAGCGCTGCAACGACGCTAAGGTGTCCACCGTCCCACCCATCAGAGCACGCTTCTGTTCCAAGGCGCCATCGAGGGCAGCCGTGACGAAACGCTTACCGTCCTCGGAGCGGAGCTCGCTAGCGTCCTGCTTGCTCAGCACGTAGCGCACGAGCTTTCCGCCCTCCCGGGGGTAGTCCTTGGGGATGCCGAGATCGTTCGTCTTCTTGCTCTTTTCGTCGCGCTTGACGCGTTGGGATTGTTTGGTGAGCCCCGTCACGTACGCCGACGACGGCACGCAGTCCAGGCCTCCGCGGTTGGTCGGACGCACCTCGCACGCGCCGGAGCGCACGCACATTTTCGACCGCACGTCCAGCGCCCGCGGACGCAAGCCGCTCGGCGCGGACAGCATCGCGCACTGCAAGCGGTGCTCGGTGACGGTGGGCACGGGCGCCGACTTGTTCTGCGCGAGCCTGCCCAGGTTCTCAGACCGGATGACCTCCGTTACGGTGTTCGGGCCGTGCGTCGTCCGGATGGCCAACGCGTGTTTTTTGGTCTTCTTCTTGGCCGCCGTCAGCGCGTTGGTCTCGAACAGGCCCTTCCCCGCGAGCACACCCGCCACGCGCTTGAGCGTCGATTTGGTGCCGCGATCGATCTTGAGCTTGCTCATACCCACCTGCGCCCACACCGGTCGGAACTCGCTCTGCCCCCACGCCTTTCGCACCTCCGCGTTCTCGACGGTGCCCTGAACTCGCTTCACCGAGACCCCCGTCGGCAAGCGCGCCACCGTGGCGTCCACGACGCGGTGCTTCACCGTCGTTTTCTTGACTCCAAAGCCGGTGGAACGCTGTTTCGCCAATCGCGCGGCGATCTTGTCGAGCTCCTTGCGCGTCGCGCCAACGGGCATGGTCGCGTACTCGCACACGGTGGCGCGCTGCGTCCGCACTACCTTGCACGGCGCGTACCGCACCCCCTCGAACAACTCGGCCTCGCACTTGGCCACCGACCGCTTGCGACAGGGCTCGACGCTCGTGCTGCCGCCCTTTAACGCGTTCAAGAACGCATCGTGTGTCGTCTTGCCCGCAGTCCCGAACGACCCGGACGCGTCACTGATGGTCTTCGCCAGCGTGGCGGCCCTGGTGTTGGCGTTGGCGTTGGCGTTGCCCTTGGCGTTGCCCTTGGCGTTGCCCTTGGCGTTGCCCTTGGCGTTGCCCTTGGCGTTGTTAAAAAGGTTTTCGCTGGCGTTGAAAAAGTCCTGCTCCGCTTCGAGCGGCAAGTCCGCACGTTTGTTGACGAGCTTTGAGAACGAGTTGTTCCGACTTTGAATCGAATTGGCACTCATCGACGCGAGGTGCTATTGCGCATAAAAAAGATTGGCCACACGCCGCTTGCATATGGAGTTCCAGGTGACGGGGTGGCACGAAGACGACGTGGCCCTGCCCGGGGAGGCCGCGTCGTCGTACCGCGTGTTCATGTTCGGCACGGACGCCGAGGGGCGCACGTGCTGCGCGCACCTGGCCTTCCGACCCTTCTTCTACCTGCGGCTCGACCACCGCGGCGACGCGTACGCGCAGCAGCTGCGCGCGGCGCTGCACGCGCGCATGCGCGGCGGCACGGAGCGCTTCGCGGTGGTGGAGCGCCGCCCGTTCATGTTCTACCACGCGCGCGCGTGCAACTTCGCGCGCCTGGCGTTCCGCACGCTGAAGGCGTTCCGCGTGGCGCACTACCTGCTGCGCGAGGGGTTCGATCACGGCGGGTTCCGATACGCGCCGGGCGAGCTGGACGTGTACGAGTACAACGTCCCGCCGCTGATCCGCGCGATGCACACGATGGGCGTGCGCTCCACCGGCTGGTGCCGCGCGGAGATCCACGCGGACGGCGAGCCGGAGGAGCCGCTGAGCACGTGCGATCGCGAGACGCAGCTGCGCGCTGCGGAGGACGCGCGGCCGATCGAGCGCGAGACGGCGCCCATCGTGATGGCCACCTTCGATATCGAGGTGTTCAGCGCCGCCTCCACGCGCGACGACAGCGTGTTCCCCGACTTCCGGCAGCCGGACGACGTGGTGACGCAGGTGGTGACCATGTTCTCGCGGATCGGCGAGGACCGGCCGTGGCGCGTGCACGCCGCGGTGCTCGCGCGCGACGCCGACGCGCGGTTCGCGGACGACGCCGTGCGCGCCTGGCTGGACGCGCGCGGGTTGCAGGCCTGCAAGGCGCGCGTCGCCGTCTGTCGCACCGAGCGCGCGCTGCTGGACGCGTGGGCGGAGGAGATGGCCGCGCGCCGCGCCACCGTGTGGTGCCACTTCAACGGGCTGGGCTTCGACGAGGAGTACCTGTTCGAGCGCGCCGCGCGCGTCGGCGCCGATGCGGTCCTGCGGCTGGGGCTGCTGGCGCAGCACGAGATGGCGCTGGCCAAGACGCAGATGGAGAGCGTCGCATACGGCTTCAACCAGTTCGCGTTCATGCGCGCGCCGGGCGTGTTCCACCTGGACCTGATGGTGGGCATCAAGCGCGACTACAAGCTGGAGTCGTACTCGCTGGACGCGTGCGCGGCGCACTTCCTGGGCGAGCGCAAGGACGACCTGGCGCCGCAGGACATGTTCGACCTGTTCCGCGCGCACGCGGCCGACGGGCTGCTGCGCGTGTTGGAGTACTGCCTGCAGGACGTGCTGGTCACGTTCCGCCTGGAGAGCAAGCTGGGCATGGCGGCGGGGCTGCTCGAGATGGCCGGCCAGAGCTGGGTGCCCGTGGACTACCTCATCACGCGCGGCCAGCAGATCAAGGGCTTCAGCTGCATCGTGCGCGCGACGGCCGAGGAGGGGCGGTACCTGCTGCGCACCGTGCCGCGAGACGAGGCCGGCGCGGACGCCGCCGGGTTCCAGGGCGCCACCGTGCTGGAGCCCATCCGCGGCGCGTACCGCACGGTGGTGGCGTGCATGGACTTCGCCAGCCTCTACCCGTCCATCATGCGCGCGCACAACCTCAGCCACGAGACGCTGCTGCGCGACGGCGACGACCCGCCGCCGGGCGTCGACGTGGAGGCGGTGGACCTGGGCGGCGGCCGCGCCGCGCGCTTCGTGCGCGCCTCCACCACGCGCGGCGTGCTGTGCCGCGTGCTGGAGACGTGGGCCGCGGACCGCAAGGTGAACAAGCGCGAGATGATGCGGTACGAGCGGCTGGCGCACGCGGCGCCGGCGGGCGCCGAGCGCGCGCGGCTCAAGTTTCTGGAGTCCGTGTACGACGCGCGCCAGAAGGCGAACAAGGTGTGCATGAACTCGCTGTACGGCTTTACGGGCGTGGCGCGCGGCGGTATGCAGGCGTGCCCGGTCATCGCCGCGTGCGTCACGGCGATCGGGCGCGCGATGATCGAGCGCACCAAGCTGGAGTGCGAGCGCATGCTGCCCGGCTCGCGCGTCGTGTACGGCGACACGGACTCGGTGTTCTGGGAGCTGTGGCCCGACCGCACGCTGGACGACCACCCGCGCGCCGTGCACGACGCGTTCGAGTACTGCGAGCGCGCGGCCGAGCGCCTCAGCGCGCTGTTCCCCGCGCCCAACGCGCTCGAGTTCGAGAAGTGCTACTCGCCGCTGCTGCTGTACGACAAGAAGCGCTACTCCGGGCTCATGTTCAGCGCCGACCTGGGCGCCGACCGCCCCAAGAAGGTGGACACCAAGGGGCTGCAGCTGGTGCGCCGCGACACCGTGCCGTACGTGCGCCGGTGCCTGAAGGAGGTGCTGGACGCCATCATGCACCAGCGAGACCCGCTGGCCGCCGGCGCGCTGGCGTCGCGCTACGCGCGCGACCTGCTGCAGCACCGCGTGGACGCCGGCGAGCTGGTGGGCAGCAAGAAGCTGGCCAGCCGCTACAAGGCCACGGCCGAGTTCCACACGGGCGAGAAGCGCCCCGTCGTCGTCAAGCTGAACGGCGACTGGACGTCGGGCGAGCGGTCGGGCACGGCGGTGACGGAACCCGGTCGGCCGTGGGCGATGTACGAGCGCGGCGCGGCGCGGCCTGTGGGCACCGTGGTGGTGCCGCACCCGCACGTGCACGTCGCGCTGCTCATCGCGCGCCGCAGCGGCGGCGGCGGCCCGCGCGCGGGCGACCGCGTGCCGTACGTGTTCGTGGAGAAGCCGCGCGCGCGACTGCAGATCGAGCGCGCCGAGGACCCGGCGTACGTGGCGGCGAACGGCGTCCGCCTGGACGTGCTGCACTACTTCGAGCACAGCGTGCGCAGGCCGCTGGAGGCCGTGTTCAGCGTGTTCATGGCCGACCCGTACGCCACGCTGCTGCAGGCCGACCACCGCGCCGCCACCAACGCCAACAACCGCCAGACCACCCTCCAGCAGTTCTTCCAACGCCTGTAGACCGGCCCGTGCGCGGCGCCGTATGCTTGTAACGCACGCGGTTTAGCCCCGGCGCGCGCGCGCCGGCATGCGCCTCAAGTACGGCCGGGCGGAGCACGCGTTCCCCGATCTCCGATCGCGCTGGCCGGTGGCGTGCGCGGCGCTGTACGCGCGCACGCTGGCGGAGGCGCGCGCGACGGGCTTCGCCGCGCCGGTGGACTGCGTGCACGTGGCGCACGGCGAGCTGCACGAGCGCGGGCTGTTCATGGCGGTGGCGCTGCTCAGCGTGAGCCACCACGCGTCGGTGCGCGTGGTGGTGCCGCACCCGCGCCTGCGCGGCGCCGTGGCCGACCTGGGCGCGTGCGCCGGCTACTGCCGCGTCGCGCCGCTGCTGGCGCTGCTGGGGCTCGAGGCGCGCGCGGTGGAGCACGCCGCGGCCGCGCCGTCGCCTGAGCCGGGGCTCGTGTGGCTGGGCGCGCCCGCGGCGAGCGTCGGGCCGTGCACCGTGCTGGTATGGGGGTCGGCGCTGCGCCGTGACGTGCTGAACGTGCCCGAGTGGCGCTTGGAGGACCTGGGCGAGCGCCTGTGTCCGAAGGGCGCCGCCGACGCCGGCGACGGCGCGGTGGCGCCCGGCGCGGCGGCGCCGTCCGCCTACGAGGTGTTCGCGCGCGCATACGGCTGCGACGGCTTCGATCGCTGGCCCTGGGCGCGCTGGGACGCGGTGACGGCCGCGCCGTGCGACCGGCCCGACGCGCGCGTGGCGATCGCGCCCGAGCGCGCGTGGACCACGCACGCCGCGCCCGGCACGGCGATCGTGGCGCGGTGCGGCGCGCACGCCGCGGTCGCGTCGCCCGGTGCGGACCCGCTGGCGGCGCCGCTGGCGGCCGCCGCCGCCGCGCACGGCGCGGCGCGGCTGGACGCGCTGCGCGCCGCGGGCGCGCTGCACGCGTGGATGCGCGCGAACGTGCGCACGTTCCACGCGCGCGTCCTGGGTCGGTGGGCTCCCACGGTTTAGGCGCGCGCGCCGCGCCCGCGCGCACGCGCACCATGGCGCGCGCCGCGGCGCACGTGCAGGAGCAGCTCCGGCGCATCCTCGAGCGCCTGGACGCGCTGGACGCGGCGGTGGCGGCCGTGCACCGCGAGCTGCGCGCGCCCTCGGTTAGCGCGGCCCAGCCCGTGCCCGCGCCGATGTTCGGCGACGCGCCGCCGCCGCCGCCGCCGCCGCCGCCGCCGCCGCCGCCCGGCGGCCGCCGCCGGCCCGCGCCGCCGCCGAGCGCCGCGTCGCGCGCCGCGTGCTACATGGCGGAGCTCAGGCAGGTGCTGCGCCTACGAGTTGATGGCCGCGATCTTGGGTGAGGCGTCCTTGGTGAACACCATGCGCATCGCCATCCCGATGCCCATGGCCGCCACCGTGATGAGCAGCGCGTGCATCAGCCGGCTGAGCCAGGTGGGCCCTAGGTCGAGCTTGAAGAACATGTCGTATCCCAGCGCCAGGGCCGCGAAGGCGGTTAGTAGGAACGTGAGCACCAGTCCGATCATCATGCCGTGTTGTGCCTTGCGTAGAAAAAAAACCCCGCGATGCCGCCGCCGCTCGTGGCGGTGATCACGGCGTCGGTGGGCGACGCGGCGCTGCGCCGCTGCGCCGCGTCGGTGGAGACGCAGCGCCGCGCCGTGCACTACGTGGTGGTGGACGGCGCGGCGCACGAGCCGCGCGTGCGCGCGCTGGCGCCGCGCGCGCGGCTGATCGTGCTGCCGGACAACGTGGGCGCGGACGGATGGTGCGGCCACCGCGCGTACGGCGGCGCGCCGTGGCTGGTGGACCCCGCGCTGACGTTCGTGTCGTACCTGGACGAGGACAACTGGCTGGAGGACGGCGCGCTGGACGACTGGGCGGACGCGCTGGCGCGCAGCGGTCGCGACTGGTCGTTCTGCCTGCGGTCCGTGCACGACGCGGACGGCGCGTGGATCGCGGACGACGATTTTGAGTCGGTGGGCACGCTGGCGGCGGGCGGCATGGTGGATACCAACTGCTACCTGCTGCGTCGCACGGTGGCGGTGGCGGCGTCGGTGGCGTGGCACCGGCCGTTCCGCGTGGGCGGCGGTCAAGAGGCGGATCGCGCGCTGTTCGCGTGGCTGTTCGAGCATCGCCCGCGGTTCCTGCCGTACGAGCGGCGGCTGGTGCGCTACCGCGTCGGTGCGACGGCGCGCAGCGTGGCAGCGGACTTTTTCCTCGACGCGCCCGCCGCGCCGCGCGCGCAGGCGCGCGTGCTGTACGTGTTCCACTTCGACGCGCGCGCGACCGCGGCGCTGATGCGCCAGCAACCGCGCGCGGCGCGCACGCGGTGCGTCGCCTTCGACGAGTGGGGATTGACCATGCTGGACGCGCTGGCGGGGGAGTATGCGCTGGTGGACGGCTTCGACGCGGAGCGGCGCGCGCGGATCCCCACCGGCGCCACCGCGCTGTTCACGCTGTGCGACCCGCGCGCGCTGGACGCGACGCACACGTTTCGCCGCGCGGACGTGCGCCGGATCGGCTACCTGTTCGAGTCGCCCAACGCGCGCCACGCCGCGCAGTTCGACGCGCAGTGGTTGGACGCGCGCTTCGACGTGGTGCTCGCCTACTGGCGCCCGCTGCTGCGGTGCCTGCGGCACAAGGCGATCGCGTGCCCGCAGATCGGGCACTGCGTCGACCTGGACGACCCGCGCGACCGCGAGATGCTGCAGCCGCCGGCGCTCCAGCAGGCGCCCAGCGTGGGCGTGGTGCTGGAGAACCGCGACGCGTGGGGGCGGTACGAGGTGAACGGGTGCGCGCTGCACGCGTGCGACGCGCTGCGCGCGCGGTACGCGACGCAGCTGGGCGCGCACGGGGTGCGCGTGACGGGGTACGGCGACACGTGGGAGGGCGTGGCGCACGTCGTGCCCGGCGACGTGGGCGAGTGGCCGCGCGCACGCGGGCACAGCATCATGCTGCTGCGGCGCCACACGTTCGCGCTGATCGTGGAGAACTGCGACGCCGAGGGGTACGTGTCGGAGAAGGTGTGGGACGCGCTGGTGGCGGGGTGCATCCCGCTGTATCACGGCAACCTGCGCGGCTCGGATCTGTTCCTGCCATCTGGGCTATGGATCGACCTGCGGGCGCACGCGTCGCCCGAGGCGGCGGCGGCCGCGGTGCGCGCGCTGACGCCGAGCGCGATCCGCGACATGCAGCGCGCCATCGAGCGCGACCGCGCGCAGCTGCTACTACAGACGCACTCGCGCGTGCTGCTGCACGCGGTGCAGCGCGCGATGGTGTGGGACGACGCGCGCGACCAGGTGGTGGACGTCTCGGGATTTCGCCATCCGGCGCACCAGTGGATCGCGTGCCGCGCGGTGCGGCTGGGCCAGGTGCCGGACGCGCGGCCGGACGACCGCGCGCTGGCGCAATGCAACCGCGCGCTGGGCACCACCTGGGTCGCGCGCGACCTGGCGACCGCGCCGCGCGTGGGCACGCTGGTGCCGGTGGAGGCGTACGCCGCGGCGCATCGCGCCGTGGCGCTGGGCGACGCCGCTGACGACGACCGCGTGGCGGCGATCGCGCTGCGCCTGGCGCTTAGCTGACGCGTTGGCTGTCGGGGCGCATCACGTCCGCCGGCGCCTGCTGCAGCTTCTCGCGCAGCGCGTGCGCGGACGCCAGGCGGTGCTGCGTCTGGAACGCGGAGGTCATCTGCGAGCTGGAACGATAGGGCGTCAGCCCCAGCGCGCGTCCGTCGGCCATTCCGGGAACGGCCATCGTTAGATGCGTTGGTTACGAAAAAAGTTGTAGCCTCGGGCCCATGCGCCCCGAATACCCAGGCCCCCGCCCTGATGACCAGGAAGACAGCGTTTGGCCGACGCGACGGCGCGTCGCGCGACACCCGAGCACGTTGTAGAGATCTGAATTACAATTCTCCGTTTACCCAATCGGCCCAATAGTGGTTCCAATAGTTGTCGTCCGGGCTCGTGCTCGTGAGCGAGGGGCGGCATCCGAAACACCGCTGATCCGCGGCCGCCGGTCGAGGCGATCGCCCATCGATCGACACCGGACTCAGTGTGACGGTGCGGCTACGATCGCCTCCGCGCGGACTCGTCTCACCGGCGTCTGCCTTCGGGAGAAGAGGCCAAGCGCGCGCTGCGCGCTCGGTAAGAACCTCGGTCTCGCGAACGGTTCGCTGGCGCTTCTTCATCGGAAGCGTTTCGTCGGACGCGTTCACGTCGGTGGCCCGGAGTCCGCGGTGCACAGCGCGCGTCGGGCTCGGGCTCGGGCTCGGGCTCGGGCTCGGGCTCGGGCTCGGGCTCGGGCTCGGGCTCGGGCTCGGGCTCGGGATCGGGCTCGCGCTCGGGCTCGAGTGGTGCGGGATGGTCTGCATCGTGGGTCTCATTTATACTTACTGGGGCCGCGTGTCGCTAAAAAAAACAAAGCATCCGATATATGAACGTCGAGGTCGTTGACGGTCTACCGCGGGGCGGCTCAGGTGGTGGAGCAACACTGGTAGTCATGCTGGTGTTGGCTTTGCTGCTCGGCGCGCTGGCGTGGTGGTACGTCCGTCGCGACGACTACGACAAGCCGCCGCCAAAAGTGGGTTCCGGGTTGGACCCCGAGCTGACGCTGGAAGTAAGCGATGTCACCGCGTCCACCGTGACGGTGGATTGGACGTTCGTGGGCAACGATGCGACCTACGGCGCGTACAGTCTGACGATCAGCGCCAACGATTCGACAATCGCGACGAAGACCCCGTCGTCCGGTAGCAGCTCACACAAGTTTTCTGATCTAGACAGTAACCGCTTGTACACGATCGTCATGACAGTCGCCACCGATCTGGGGAGCGTGCAGGCCACGACTACCGCCACCACGTTCCCATACCCACCGCAGATCATTCAGACTCTCGCAGGTACCACCAGTGTGAGGTTGGATTGGTTTCATCCTGAATCCGGCGACTTTGGGTACACGGTGAGCCATCGACGAACAGATGTTTCCGACCCGGAGTGGTCGACGTCAATCGTCCTCGCCCCGCAGACCGTCGTTGTTGAGGTGACGGGGCTTCTTTCAAACACAACGTACGAATTTAAAATCACCGCTACAAGCTCTCCAAGAGGTCACGCAGCGGACTCCGACATCGTCGAAGACACCACCGAGCCGGTTTGGCCCTCGTGTGAACTACATGTGACATCGGTGAACGATTGTTCTCCTACGTTCGAAAACTGTCGCGTGATCCAGTGTTCCAAAACAGTAAGCAACGAACCTTCGGCGGGGGAATACTTTATACGGTTTACAGCATGCAAGCCATTGGATGTGGACGACTGCACACAGCAACGCGTCCTCGCTTGGCCGGCATCGGACGGCCCGCTCACTGTGATATTTGAGGAAGCCTTCACGAACTATATTTATGTGTGGTGCCAGATTCTCTACGAGGTGCAGAGTATCGGATTGCGATCAGTTGGCGATGCGGTCGTCCTCCAAACCCAGGCCCAACCGTCGCAATCGGTTTCAGCCGGAGATGAAATACATATAACCCATCAAACTGCTATAATCGAATGGACGCTGGACGCTGGATCAACCGGTCCGATGTACTTAATCGACCAAAATGGGGTGACGTGTAACCTGAGTGACGGGCAAGACACTCACCTTACCGAAGGACAGGTTTCCAGTGACGGCAGGAAGGCTCAATGCATTCACGTGGGGAGTGGGGAGTTGCGGTGGTTGTCTCCCGAGACACCGTACACCATGCGGGCGGAAATCGTCCTAACCAACAATCAGAAATTTGACGTCGAGCATCAGTTCCAGACCTTACTCGCCCCGACCCTGACTCCGACCCCGAACGCGCCGGCGTCAGAAGATGCGACGTCCGAGGCCGAGCCCCCTTGTGGTCTTCAGGCCGCCGTCGTCAATGTACCCCATGTACGCGGTACTGTAATCAGAGTCGACCTAGGCTGCAGGCACGGCAGTGATATCACGAAGATTGAATTGCAACTGTCACCGGTTGATGATGGTATTGGCAATTGGATAAGTGAAACTGTTTCGGTCGACAGCCTACGGCATAACGATACCAGCCTTGAGTTGAAGGAAGAATTTTTCGATTACGTTTTCTGGTCATCTAGATTAACAGCTGGGTGGTACAACTTTTTGGCCACGGTCACGTTTGGAACCGAGCCGCTCACAACCAACACGGCCACGTTAAACGACATCGAGGTGACCATTGTTTAGGGACAGGCTAGCAGTCGCTACGACACGCCCAGGCGATGGCGAGGCGCGCGAGGCCGGAGGACGACCGGGTTCGACGAGGCGCGGGTTCGATCGCGGATGCCTGGTGGCTTCAGCACGACAAAAAAAAATAGTTTTTGTTGCATGAGCGCTAAGTGGTTCGCGGACGTTGCCGAATTGGCTGGTGGAGGATCAGGTGGTGGTGGAGGGGCGTTGGTGCTGATAATGGTCCTCGTGGCAGTGCTGCTCGGCGCGCTGGCGTGGTGGTACCTCGGTCGCGACGACGACGACAAGCCGCCGCCAAAAGTGGGTTCCGGGTTGGACCCCGAGCTGACGCTGGTGCAGGCCACGACTACCGCCACCACAGAGTTAGACACATTGCAGGACAATGAAACTTTCGCACCTGACGTTTCCGGCCTAGTCCTGGATACTCCGAGGTTCGACGTCATACGCATCACTGACACTACGATTAGCGTCGCAGTAAGCACAGAACCTAACAGTCCTACGCCTGGTTTAACGTTAAGCATCACAAGCGATGGCGCCAACCCACTGGAGGTTGACACAAGCCCTGGCAGAACATATGAATTCACTTCCCTTACCGATTTCACACGGTACACAATCAGTTTGGCGCTTGACGAAACCCCTGTGCAAACCGAGGTCGCCACAACGCTGTCTGTACCAAAAATCGACAGAGTTGAAACAGAAAGTAACAGTGCTCAGTTGAATTGGTCAGACAAAGGCAGCCAGGACGACTGGACCTATCGTTTGGAGTATGGACCTATATCTGCGTCCTTGGACAATGCTGTGGGCATAGGCATTAATGATCATCTCATTACGGTTTCAGGGCTTACTCCGAACACGGAGTACGTGTTTGTCATCTCCAAGACCAACGAATCTGAATTAGAGGTGCGTTCATCACAAAGACGAGCGTTGACAACTTCGCTTCCTGCGTGTGAGAGCAGTGACTTACAGTGTGAAGCAGACGGAAGTGTCACAAAAAAAATTGAATGCAGCTTGATCAATGAAGATAATGCACAGTGCGTCTGCGACGAGGGTTCGCGGACCCATGCCGTTCTCAATACCAATACCGCGGTGATGATAGACACTGATTTTTGTGCATGCAGCCCACCAACAGACACGCGATCCGAGTGCGTGCTTAACAACAGCGACCGAATCACGTACACGGGCGAAGCGGTTTTACAATGGACTGGGCAAACAAGTGATACTCGAAATGTGTGTTTTGGTGACGACGGAAAACGGTATACAAAAGAATCCGGTGAGTGGATTGGTGCACCGTTTCAAGAGACCTCTATGTGTCCAGAGCCGCAGGATTGTACGTTCAGTGACACTGGGGCGGCATCAGAATGCATTTACTTCCAGGATCAAAACAATTCGTATTTCACGAGCACGCCAAGAGTACGCCAGGAGTTTAGCGTCACGAATTTTACCGCTGCGGAGAACGGAGGAAAATGCAAGGTTGTCGCTCAAAAAGCCGTGGAAGGCAAACTGTTGCGAAACGAGTATATGTTAAAGCTTGCCCGAGACTTCGCTCCTAACGGCCATATTAACGAAAACGTCTGTGGTATGGCAGAAGATAACGTTCTAACGCTGCACAGAAAGTTAACGAACGATTCGGGTGAGAGAATAGACCAATGCCCGGAAGGCACAGACACAGAACTCTTGATATATGGCGATCAGTGTGAGAACGAAGATTTGATGTTCCCCCATTGCTACGATAACGACGGTTACGTACGGCACACAGCTACCATGGATTATCAGCAACGCTCCTGGGGATCTCAGCTAGGCGTGCATCTAAGGAACGCTGCTGGTGTTGACACACTCAGCAGCGGTACGTACTGTGTCGGTGACCCTGACGCAAACGGCGTCAGCCTTGTACGTGACGTCGCAGGGCCATGCACGGATACGTTTTCGACACCCGAACTCCAGACGTGTTCGAGGAGCAGCACAAGTGGACTCTGTGTGGACGGCGAGGGATTGATACGCGACGCGACGCAAAACTTCAATGCCTACGTCCACCCTACGACGAAAGGCCTAATTCCTTCTGACGATGGTTTGATACAGTGGAACGACAACACGTGCCCCATTGACCGAAATTGTCATTACGATATTGAAGAGGTAGGCTGTGAGCAAGGGTATAAAGCGAAAAAGTACCGCGTGATAAACTATAGGCCCGCTGCGCATGCCATCGGAAATGATCTAGAGGGAGACCCTTGTCTAGAAGTACGACTTGGAATGACCACCTTGGGCCCGAGCAACGTGCCGAGCGGCAACGGCACGTTCCTGGCGGCCGACGACGAATGCGAAGGAGAAAAGCCATTTACCTCGCTTCTCTCGAGGTACTCGCGAACGTATATGACCGGATTGCCCAATAAAGCGAGCAGCAAGGCGTCCTCAATGCTAGGCTCGCTACAGTACGAGGACGTGCACTTCGTCACCCCAAGGAAGGGTGTAAGCCAACCGACACCGGCGATTTGCGAAAGCATGTGCGATGGCGACGATGAGTGCGGTGGATTTGCCGCCACTCGCTTTTCTTGGCCAAACAACCAGCCGGGCGTTTCGTGTCGATTCTTCAAAAAATCAGATGCACTCGCGACGGAAGAGGACGCCGGTTTCACCCTGTACACCAAGACAGATACCTACGAAACCGTTGCGGAACCGGAGTGTTCGCTTACAATGACGATTGTCCCTAACGTTTCCATGGACGACAGTGAACGGGAGTTGTACCACCGTGTGTGGCCCTCGTTTTACACCGAGTGGAGTCACCAACAAGAAGACGGCGAGAATGCGTTTGAGTGGGCAGAGCAATCCGCATCATCTTTGAACTTCAACTACACCACGCCCGAGAAACTGAAAGCAGAACAACGTCTTTCTTCGTTCGCACCATCTTATATATGGACATTGAAATCTAAAGAAGGGTACAAGTGTGCATACAAACACTATTTGAACAGGGTTTCGAGCCTTGTCGATACGAGTCCAGTCACTCTCAACCACCTCTCCAATTTTCCCGAGGGTCGTGATAACGACATTAGCTTGTACAGCAGCCTTGATGATGAGGCGAGTGAGGATGAGGAGCCGCTGTCTGCCCCCCGACAGATCAACGGCATGTTTCGTTTTACCTTGTACGATGGAAATGAAGAAGAGCTGTGGTACCACGACTTTGCTGTTAGCACGGAGCGCCTGTCGCAAATCAAAAAGGATGAATTGTCATCGGAACAGATCCTGGAGCTAATGACAGACGACGATGGTGTTTGGCAAAGCGAAGATGATGAACCGCTGCTGAGCATCACACACGACACCACGCTATATTACACACTGGTTTCGGCGCATTCGAGATACATCCCGAGTGCTAACATCGCCATGAAGGACGGAGTACTTTGGTATTCAGATACAGTCTTCAGCGCAGGAACACTGGAAGCTACCAATCAGCCGAAACAGCTCGGTGTTCTGAGTACAACCGATGCTCAGGATGTCAAGAAGATTATCGTGTCTTTCAAAGTGGAGGTGTATGATTTGTACATGTACCAAAATGCGACGATTTTGATTTTCTATTATCTTCGTAACTCTAATGCTCTTTATAGTATGGACGTGCGTTTACAAAGGGTACTGGGTTCTGCATGGGAAGGATTGGTATCGACGATACGAGGAACAGGCGTAGTGGAGTACCACGAAGTCGAGCCGATCCTCGACGCATTGAAAGCGAAAGGTGAATCTGATAAATTGGATTGGATTGGAACATATATTGAAGAGCACTTTGTGAGTTCGAAGGACACGTGGAGTGTGTAGGTCCGGGCCGGCGCCGCGATTTTTTTTCCGACGTATACACACGACCCATGTGGCAGCTGAGCTATGACCCGGCGATGCTGCGCTCCCCGCCCACCGCCGCGCTGGTGGCGGCCGTGGTGTTCGCGCTGGTGAGCAAGCTGCTCGGCGCGCTGACGCAGACGCCTGTGGCATGGGCGCGCCTGGCACAGCCGGCGGCCGTGGCGGGCGCGGCGTGCGCCTTCGTGGTGCACTTGGGCCAGAGCTCGGTCAACCGCGCCATCCTGACGGACACGTTCGATTGAGCTTGTGAAACTTCGCGAGTACAGGATGGAGCCGCCACGCACCGTCCCGGAGGCGCTGCGCGCCAAGATGGAGGACCCCGACCACCCGCTGACGCAGATCATCAGCCGCTTGCTGACGGACAAGCAGCCCATCGATCCGGCGGACCAGACGCTGCGCGCCAAGATCCTGCGCGCGGTAAAGCGCAGCAAGACGATCGAGCACTACGACGCCGTATACGCGCTGTGGGACACGCCGGGCATGTTGCAGACGCCGATGCGCGCCTTCGTGCGCCTTGTGTCGAACATGCTTAGCGAGCTTTGAGCGTCTTGGCCAGGCTGGTGAGCGCCCTGTTGATGGCGCCGAGGTGGCCGTCGACCGTCGCCTCCAGCCGCGTGAGCACGTCCGCCAGGTTCTCGCCGCGCTCGCTGATCAGCAGCGCGGACATGATCGCGGCGCCCTCCGGGTCCTCGGCGTCCAGCTCATCCCCCTCGCCCTCCCCCTCGTCCTCTTCCTCGAGGCCAATCTCCTCGTCCCGCGTCGGTACGTAGTCGTCGTCGCGAGGCGCCATGGCGTGGTGCCCTACGCACGCGAATTTTTCGCGCCAGCGGAACGAACGATCGCCGTCGCGCGTGCCGGTGTGAGCACCGCGCCGGTGAGGTTGGCGTTCAGCAGCGCCGTGCGCAGGCGCTCGTGCACCTGCAGAGCGCGCGCCGGCGTGGGCACGCTCTTCGCATCGACGACGCGCGTCAGCGCGTCGCGCGTGTCGGGCGGCACCGCGAGTCCGCGCAGCGCCAGCTCGCGCACGAAGCGCGCGGTCGGCGGCGACAGGTGGATCCGGTGCGGAAAGCGCCGGTTCAGCCCCTCGTTGGAGCGGAAGAAGGCGCGCATGCGGTCGGCGTAGCCCGCCAGCACCACCGTGTGCCGTCCGCGGTCGTGGTCCAGGCGCACCAGCAGCTCGGCCACCATCTCCTGGCCGAAGCGGGCGGTCTCGGTGACCGCGTACGCCTCGTCGATGAACAGCACGCCGCCGAACGCGCCGTCCATCGCCGCGCGCGTCTTGGCGGCCGTCTGACCCACGTAGCCCGCCACGAAGTCCGCCGCCGTGGTCTCGCGAAGCGTCGCGCGCGGCAGGTCGCCCAGGTACCGCAGGAACTCGCCCAGCAGCCGCGCGAAGAACGTCTTGCCGCTGCCCGCGGCGCCCGTGATCACCACGTTGCGAAAGGCCGCGGCGGCGTCGCCGCCCTTGGGCGGCGACAGGAACTCGACGAACATGCGGCCCAGCACATCGTCCACGTCCGACTGGCGCGCGATGGTGACGGCGTGGCGCACGTACCAGCGCTCGAACTGCTCGGGAGAGGTGCTCACCTGCGCGCGCGCCGCGCGCCGCGCCTCGACCAGCCGCGCCGTGGTCTCGCGCACCGGCTCGAAGTCCACCATGGCGGCCGCGACGTCCATCCCGACGCCCAGCGCGCTGCGGAACGTCTGCTGCTGCCGCTTGGCGTCCAGCTCGGCGCGCGCGACGGCGGCTTCGGCCATGGTGCGCCGCGCGCGCAGCAGCCTCGACCAGTTCGCCGCGCGCTCGCGCATGCGCCGCTTGAGCGTGGCGCGCATGGCGCGAGATAGCCCCGCCGCGCCCCACGCGCTGGGCGTGCGGTCGCTCAGCAGCACCGTGAGCCGCATGTGCTACGCGCGCCGAAAAAAAGCGCCGTCAGCGGCGCAGCCAGGCGCGCAGGTGCGCCACGGTGGTCCACGGCAGCACCGTCAGGCGGTGGCCGCCGAACTCCACGCGGTCGTACGGCGCCACGCCGTCCAGCGTGCGGTGCACCCGCGCGCCGGCGCGCAGCCGCGGCAGCGCGGACAGGTCCAGCGCGCGCGCCGGCGCGCGCCGCGGCAGCAGCCGCACGCGCGCGCGTCGGCGCAGCGCCCATACCAGCGCCGCCCACACCGCCAGCCAGCCCAGCATTGGCCGGCGTCGTCGACCCGCCGCCCTAAACGGCGGTCCAGTCGCGCACGTGCAGCACCAGCTCGGGGATGGGCGCGGCGGCGTTCCAGCTGGTGAGCGGCTGCGCCACCAGGCGCACGGCGTGCGCGCCGGCCAGCGAGGCCACCGCGCCCAGCGCGGTGCCGCGCACGACGCCCGCCGCCGCCTGGGCGTCGCGCTGCAGCGCGAAGCGCGCCTCGTCCGGCGTGAGCGCGCGCGCGTACACCTCCGCCACCAGCAGGTCCAGCTCGGCGCCGGGCGAGATGCGCCCCGCGTCGTCGCGCGCGCCCACGGTCCACGCGGCGCCGGCGGGCGGCGCGGCGGGCGCCAGCGCGGCGGCCGAGCGCTCCGCCGTGTGCAGCGCCACGGCGCGGCCGTCGATCGCCACCACCACGTCCAGCACCTCGCCCGCCGGCGCGTCCACGGCGGCGCCCGCCAGCCGCAGCGCGCCGCCGGCGCGCGCGAGCCCCAGCGCCGCCACGACGTCGCCGTCGCCGCGCGGCACCAGCCGCAGCCGCAGCGCGTACGCCGTGGCGTCGGGCGGCAGCCCGTGCGCCAGCGTGGCGCGCGCGGCGGTGTAGCCCGCGTCGCGCTCGGCGTAGCGCACCTGCAGCGCGCCGTGCGCCGTGGCGTGCCCCACCACCGTGAGCGCGCCGGCGGCGCGCACCGCGTACCGCGCGCGCGCGCGCGCGTCGAGCGCCGTGAGCGCCACCGCGTACACCGCCACGTCGTCCACGCGGCCGCGGAAGGCCGTGGCGCACGCCAGCGGCGCGTCCGGCGCGTCGTCCGGCAG